TTCACACAGAACGAGGACGTCGTCTTCTTCGCGAAACGGGTCTTTGTAAACCCTTACAGGCTTGAGAGTTAGGTCTGAGTTCTCGTTATCAGCTTGGTAAGTACTCCCGCCATCAAACCCCCATTCAGGGACTTCGCCCGAAGCCTCGATGATTCGGGTTTTACTTCTAAGGCGGGGCATGTGTTCTGTGCCGTCCAACCAAATGTATTCTGCTTTGATTTTATCCATGATATAATAATAGTAAGTGGCGTTAAAATTTCTCCGCTTTATTGGGAGACATGCTTTATTCTTGGGAAACACCATTGGATATTGTTGCAAAAATCATTATCGTCAACGTACGAAGCCAAGTGGTCTTTGAGACTTGTCACTATGGATTTTGCAGTAGGTAAGTCTAAGCGGTCTAGATGCGCATCCAATTTAGACATCCTGAACTTCCCAGTGTTTTCCGAGACTACAGATGGGTCCCATTCCACGAGGAGCCGAAGTAATATGTATTTCTCTTCTAGAGTCATTAGAACTTCTCCAATTCATGTGGGAAATACTGCTTTACTAAATCAATTAAGCCGTGCGGCAAATTCTCATCAATCAAAGCATGCATAATTTTCGTATCCTCAATGTTGTTAAAAGTGGTTGAGCCAAAGTTCATCAAAAATTTTAAATCAAATTGACAGTAATGAAAAACTTTAGCAATGTTATCGTTAGCCATAATTTTGGCTACTCGTTCAGAGATATGCTTTATCTCTTTCTCGTCAAAGGGCGTCTCTCTATGATTAACAGGGATGACGAAAGCTTCCTCTTCCCCCATAGAAAAGCCAATAGTTGTAATCTTATCCTTTTTGAAGTCTAATCCTGTTGTCTCCAAATCTACTGCTACTACATCACAAGCTTCTACTTTGTCTAGGTTCTCATTAACCTCGTCCATTGTCTTACATAAAACATAAGTGGAGTCTGCAAGCTTGTTAGTCTCTAGGATAAATTTATCATAAGCGTTATTTACATCCTGTATAAACAGGTCCCGTACCTTAGGCTCTAAGAATAAAGTGTCTGGTCCAAATGTCGGTACTACAGGAAAGTCTCCTAGTTTAAACTCCCTGCCTCTCTTATTACTGAGTCCGGATTTCTTAATCAACGCCTTCATCGCCACATTACCCAAAGGGATAATTAGCTTAGGTTTGATTTGCTCCATCTCATCGTGAAGCACCGGGCGCATCTTATGGAACATCTTGGTATCAATGTCGTCATCGGGAATATTAGCCAATTTAATCGCAGGAACTAATTGATACGAATTTTCGGGGATTTTTGTCTGTTTTAAAAGTTTTGTAAAAATCCCATATTCATTATCCGGAAAGTTGAATACTTGTCCCATACTTTTATGGTAAGAAGAATGTACGAAAACAATTTCCTCTTCCCCTACAGGGTTTTGTATTATATCGAATTCTGAACTAGTTTCTTCAAAAGTTTGTATTAATTTTTCTAAGTCTTGCATCTATTACATGTTATGGCTAAAAAGAAGGGTAAGCATTACCTCAACAACAAGGAGTTTGAGGCAACTATTAAGAACTATTTGGAAGATGAGGAGGGTCATGTCGATGATTTGGTAGAAAAATTGGATTTACTTATCTCCAACATTCTCCTATCCTTCAAATTTAAGGTGGACCACGACGACGCAAAACAGGAGTGCTTTGTATTGGCGCTTAAAGTATTAAAGAACTTCACTCCAGATAAAGGCTCGGCTTTTAATTATTTTACTACAGTAATCGTAAATAATCTGAAACTCATTTATACTAAGAATAAAAAGTATCAAGAGAAAATTCAAGACTACAAAGACCGTAAAATTAAGCAGTTTTTGGACGACCCGCAGTAAGGTAAGAATATACTTTTGGATATTCAACATCCACGCGTATCTTGCCCTTTTTAACGTGTACGAGAGTAGGGGCTGAAGTGATGGAGAACGCCGCAAACGATTGCGGGAGGTCCCAGCTATTTACTAGGTACATCGTCTCGTCTCCTTCTCTCTCCCTCCATTCGTCCGCCAGCGCAATCGCCGTCTTGGACCTACTGCACCATAAAGAGTAATAAAGGAGCGAGAAACTAGACGACTTACGTCTTTTTAGAATCTCATTAAGCTCCTTATCTTGACTAATTTTCTTTATTGTCCGCATCAGAGGCACCTTCCACCTCAACTTGAGTTTCAGAAATACCAGCTTCTTCCATGAGCTTGGCTTTATCTTCATCAGACATTTTCTCGATTCGCTCATTCAACTCTGTCGTGAAAGCCATTACACCGCGTAAGAACATTACACGCGCTAGCTCATCGTTGCTGACATTGTTACCTGTAAGAGCTTCCCGCAATGCCTCCCATTGCTCGGTTTCATGTTGGTTTAGTTTAATGTAAAGTTTCATTCGTCTACCGTTGTTTTTGATTTTGAATTTTCCGAATTCTCCGGAATTAATTTTAATTTTAATTTTATCAGGATTTTCTGACATTTTACTATTATAGTATTATGGCTAAGAAATTAGACGATATTTTAGGACACGGTGAATTCGCTAAAAAGAAGCGGGTTAACAGTCGCCGAAAAGGGAACGCCTTTGAGAGAAAAATGGCGAGCTCGCTAAACGAAAGGTTTAATACCAAAGAGTTTGCAAGAACGCCGGGGTCGGGAGCCTTTGCAACAACGCATAAGAATCTCCCAGAACATCTTAAAATCCAAGGGGACCTTATTACTCCACAAAATTTTAAATTTGTTATCGAGTGTAAATCAGGTTATACCTTAGAGTTAGATGACCCCTTTAAAAAGAACAGCGATTTGTGGGACTTTATTAACCAAGCAAAGAGAGATGCTTCAACAGCAAACAAGGATTGGATGGTTATTTACAAAAAGACCCGTCGCACTACATTAGTTATAGTAGGGAATTCTCATCCTGTGCACAGAAGAATGGAAATAAATGGAGAATATTTCGTGTACGCCTACGAGGATTTCGTTAGGCTTGACGATTCTTGGTTTTTTCAATAATCTTCTGGACAAGACCCAAGGCTCGCTGAACATCCGTTAGGGACTCAGCCTCTTCTTTCTCTTTAGCAGCCTTTTCTTTCTTTATGGCTTCTGCCTGCTTTGCGATTGAGCCCTTAAGTTTGGAGATTGGAACTTTCTGTTTCGATTGGTAGGCTTCGGAAGTCTTCACCATAGTGCTGCATCTCTCCGCCTTAACCCTGGACTCTAAAGTTACCGAAGGACCATCATGCACTCCATGCCCTTCCGGAGGGGTATAAGTGATGCCGTCTTTAGTTATGTGAAAATTCTCTTGAGTGGGGGCAGGGTCTCCGAACAATAACGACTCAGCTAATTTACCTGATATTTGCTGCTCGTTTCCCATAGAAACTTCCATGTTGTTCAGACCATTTCTAAGGTCTATACCTAAATTAATAGAATCCTCAGTCGCCTGCATGCGCAGCACATTACCGGCATACAGTCTACGACCCTCAGCGGTGCCCATTTTACTTACACGCCGGACCTGAGTGTACGCAGCCTCAGCGCGAGCCCGGCAAGCTTTTTGTTTTACTTTGGAGATGTTTTTGTTGGCAGCGCATTTGAAATCGTCCCTCATACCTTTTATTATTTCCTGTGACGCGAGGTTTCCTGCTGTGGCAAGTTGAAGCTTCTTCAAGGCGGCATCTATTGCCCCTCCAGGGTCTTTATCAATCGCGTTCATAACCGTCTCTACGTCCTCATCCTCCTTCGCCATAGCTTCCTGCATCTTCCTTGTTTCCACCTCGACCTCCTTAGGGCTGTGTCCTGATTTTTCTCCTATACATCTCATGTAATCACCCCCATTCTGAATATTCGCAGCGCGACCTTCAGGCGAGGAGCCGCCTCGACTAAACTTTCCTAGTTCGCTGGAATTGGCATTTTTCCCCTGTATGGATTTCACGCTGGCGTTCAAGTTCTTTGATTGCTTCGCACATTGAGAGAATTTCTCATCCCCTTCCCCTGTGTGTTCGGCGAGGGCTCGTCGCAACGCCTCCATGTCGCCCCCACACTTACCACCAGCATCTACGTTGGTTCGGGTTCCTTCGTCGTTAATACCTGTTTCCTGAGTACCTTTCTGTTCCAGTTTAATACCGGGACAAACTTCTGCCAGTACCTCTCCTGCTTCTTCCAGCCCCCGAGCACTAGCCACAGTATAGTATACAGCTAAATGCTCCATTTCACCAGTACCTGGTTCCAAGCCGAAATCTTCTTCTACCATATCCAGCAACTCTTTAACAGCTTCAGCATCTGCTGTCTCAAAGCAGTTTCCTAAACCTTCGACACCACCTTCAACTTTCATAAAACCCTCGCCCATTGCTTCCTTCAATGCTTGCCATTTTGTAGAGCCTCGTATCCCGGTAATCACCTTATCTATATTTTTCCTCCTACATTTAAGAAGGGCATCCCCTTCCAACTTAGAGCAGTTAGTTGCCATAGCAAGAGCATGCTCAAGGACATCTCCGGTAAGCTGGCGAGCGGCGGGTCCCGGGTCATTATTTCGACCTTGAACGATAACGCCCTGTTCCACAAGGGAGTGAGCCATCTTGTTTAGCGCACCCGTTGGGGTCGATATGCCTAATGCATTATAATCTTTCCCTCCAAACGCACTTCCAACAACCGAGCCAAATTTTGGGTCTTCGTGTTTGTAGTACAATTGTCCCCCGTTGGTTTTTAGAATAAATCTGTCAGCCGCCCTCTTCTGGTCTTTTGTTAAATCTTCTGGTTTTAAATCGTCTTTACCCGAAGACATACTAATGTACGCCTTTAAATCTGCGCTAAACTCCGTCAGGTAGTCCCTCATCCCAACCTGGCTCCTCATAGTGGCATCGTGAAGTTCTTGCTCAAAATTAGGGTCGTCTGGGTCTATGTCGGCTAAATGAGCGACAGTCAATAGTTCAAATAGCTTACCTTCCGCGTATCTTTCCCCATCAGCAAATATCTTTTTGATATTCGTTACCCACCCCGGAGCCGACGAAGCATCCATTTGACCATCTTCAACCATGTCGTTTACAACTTTAATCGCTTGGTCTTTGGCAAGATTCATATGCTCTTTAGTCTGGTTCGTGCTTTGCTCTAGCTCCCACTCTCGTGTCTGCTGCTCGGACACTTCGGCATCTTTCTCGGGGAGGGGATTTCCTTGAGAATCCTTATACCCATCCATAGTATTGAACTCACCTTCACCCGGCTCGCTAGCTTCTGGGGATTCTCCCTCAGCCTCCTTCTTCATCCAGTACTCGATAAACTCTTTAAATTTATCCACGCCCATATTGCCTGTATCTGCGGGTCCTCCGTTGCCCATAAAAAACATCCTATTCCCCGAACCTTTTACCGGTTTTCCGAATTCCATGCCATAACCTTCTGTTGCCTCTTTAGTATTCCTAGGCGGCACGTCTAAAGCCTGACCGTTGGGACCTTGTCCTTGGGGTGCTGACGGGCTTGCTTCTTGCTCGTCCGCCACTGCCAGCATTGCTTTTAGGTCTGCATATTTCCCGGTTGAGTCTGCTACTGCTCTCTTCCAACTATTAAAGAACTTAGCATTCGGGTGCTCCCCCCCCTCCGCCGCTTCCCAAAGAGTCTTGGTATCGGCGTAAATCTCTTTAATTAAGTCGGCTAGTGATTGTCTCATAATAAAAAACAGGGGCTCCCATAGTAGTTATAGGAGCACCCCGTTATATAAAGTTAATTTAATATATTAAACTGCGACCGGCGAAAGTTCAGCTGGGATGAAACCATCATTATCAGTGAACTGTACCGCAAAGTCATATTTGAGCGTCATTTCAATAGTGTGAAAATCATTCGTGCTATAGTTGAACTCGCCCAGTTTCCACCCTTTCGGGTAGCAACCGTACAGGACAACGTGCGTTCTCGGGTTTCTATGAGCATCTAACTGCCACAAAGTTACAGCTTTCTTAAAGATAGGCGCGTCTGTGATAGGGTCGTTGACAATATCACCGCCCATTACGCCAGCATAGTGAACTCCGTAAACAGGGTCGTATACGGTTCTCATCCAAGCGAATAAGTGTCGAGCTACATCACCTTTAATTAAGTTATCGAAGGTTACAGTAATCTCTTCCGGTTGTGGTTTACCGGGGTAGTAGAAACGCTCATTAACACGATGCACTTCAACATCTTCTACACTGAACCCAATTTGGGTGACTTGTTTACAAGCCAATGTAAGTCTTTCATTCTCTGTTCCTGGAAGCTTACCGAGAACTCCAGGAAGAGTTGGGATTTCGATTTCCCACCCGTAAGAACGAAAGGACTCTAATTCGTGTGAAAGTTTGTGTCCTCCAGTTGTAACGTTTATTGCTCGGTCGATGTAAAATTTGCCAGTTGCCATTTATTATTCCTCTATGTTATATAGTGTTTATACAGATGCTCCTGCAGAAGTGAGATTCAGCTCGAAGACTAGGACTTCAGCAGTCTTAGTTGGCTTGATGAAGATTTTGCACCACAGCTCGTTTCTATCGATTCGAAGGGAGGTGTTAGTTGAAGAGTCACACACTACTTTGTAGGAGGTAACACCTCGACGCATCTTGATATCATCAAGAGCTGGGTTTAGAATTTCCTTAACGCGTTGCCACGTAATCGGGTCATTAGGCTCAAAGACAATCTGTCTAGTAGAGGCTAGTACTAGCTTCCGTAAGTAAATCATCAAGCGACGGACGTTAACTCTATCAAGAGCCGTTGCGGCTCGTTGTGTAGTCTTTTGACCGTAGATTGCGATACCGTCCGTAGTGAACTTAACGATGGGGTTAACGACGCAAGCGGGACCGTACAGGGCTTCTCTATCGCCAACGTTTAGTTTAACTTCAACGTCTGTCGGCTTAGTTAAGCGACCTCTAACGATACCAGCAGGTGCGAACCAAGGGTCAGCAACAGAATCGGTGAAAGCGTACTGCTTGAGCGCGAAGATGACTGGGTCGTACCATAAATCTTGTTTGCTGTAATTATCGTACACTTTTACCCAAGGCCAATATATTGCGGCATAAGAGCTGTTTATAGCAGCAGTTCTACCAGATGCTGTGCCGTTGGACCAGTTAAGTGCTTGTTGCGCAGTACTAAATCCATAAGGAGGTGAGACTAACGCTAAGAAGTTCGCCGTGCTTTCAGACAAAGTGATGAGAGCGTTTTGAACTGTTTGGGCAGTGATGCCTGGTACAGCGACCAGGTTAATATCAATGTCCTCTCTATCAAGAGCATACATTCCGGTTCTAGCTCCAGCGGTTCCAATGACAGCCCCTGTAGTATGAGAGGTAGTTAAACTACCAGCATTGCTGTTACTATCGGCGTCACCGTTATCTCCGCCAGC